CGAAAAATCTGGTGAGGATTTTGCCACTGAAAAATTTGAAGATGGTGAAAGTTTATCTGCAAGTAAGGATATTGTTTATGGTGCAAGTGTAATTGCTGCAAATGAACCATTCGCAAATACATTAGCTTTTGGTGCAACTGCAACTGGATCCGCCATGTCAATCGGTGAGGGTGTGTATTTCATTCGTGGAACCTTTGCTCAGGTGCAGAGTGAGACCATAGTATTAGAACAATATAATAATATTCCATCATATAGAATTGGTTTTGATGTTCAAGAAGATTTTATTAGTGCAGACGAGGATCCATCTTTAAATGATAACGCATCAGGATTTACAAACTTTGCTGCTCCTGGCGCTGATCGTCTTCAAATCAACATTAGTTTGATGAAGAAGAATCTTGATGATACGAACGATCAAAACTTTATTGAAATTGCTCGTGTTCAACAAGGTGAGTTACAAACTTTTGTAAATGAAACTCAGTATAATTTAATCAATGATACTCTTGCAGCAAGAACTTATGATGAGTCTGGAGATTATTATGTAAGACCATTTGAAGTTTTTGCGAAAGAATCATTAAATGATCAGATAGGAAATAAGGGAATATACACATCAGAACAAAAAACAAATCAAGGTAATATACCATCAGATGATTTGATGGTAATGCAGGTATCGCCTGGAAAAGCATATGTAAAAGGATATGCAATTGAAAAAATTTCAACTGGATTTATTGATGTACCAAAACCAAGAACCACAAAAACAGTTGAACAAGAAGCTGTAAGTTACACAACTGGTGATCCTTTATTTGTTAATAATGTTTTTGGATCTCCAAGTTTAGGAATAGGAACAACTGCGACAGTTGCTTTGATGTCTAGAAGAAGAGGTGATGCAAGTATTGCTGAAATTGGTCTTGCAAGATTGTATGATTTTAAAGCGCAATCTGGAAGTTTTGTAAATCAAACAACACAGTATGAAACTAGACTATTTGATATTAAAACATTTACTAATATTAAAGTTGGAACTGCAATTACTTCTCTAACAGCTTCCGATCATATACAAGGTGCAAGAAGTGGTGCAACAGGATTTGTAAAATCATCTGGAACTAACGTTACTGATTTTAGTTTAATC